CCTTTCTTTAAAGTGATATTATAACATTTTGGTGAATTTTGGTCAACCAGAATTCTTAATAAGATACATGGTTACTTCAGGGCCATCTAGTAATACTAGATCATTAGGGTATTTATTACTAGGCCCCCAGTATTTTTTTCCTAATCTTTCAACACCAACCATTTTTGGATTAAGCTTTTTGACTACCCCAATAATCAAGGTATTACTAGACGGATATGCAACACAATCTCCTATGTTAAGCAAACGTCCTAATAGATCTCGATGTTCTGGAGTTTCTTTAGATTTAGACATACCAAATTTCCTTAAAGCCTTCTTCTTTAGTAGGTTCTTCCCAACTAGCAATCATGCTAGCAATAACATGCTGGGGAATTTCTTTACCAGGACGGCTCATTAATCGGCGCATAAGTTCTTTATGTTCAGGTGTCTTAAACACCACAGCAATATGTTCATAGTCAGGTAACATAGTAAACTTCTTAGCACGACTCTTTACTGTAGTTGATGTTTGATCCCAGATAATGTCTCTGCCCAATTCGCGAGCTGCAACAACTTCTTTGGCCATTAATTCTACAGCAGTGGGCATAAAGGCTTCGAACACTTCACTGTAGGTCAGACCAACTTCCCTTGCGTAGATCTCAACCCATTTATCTGTGCTAATTTTAGCAAAAGGCACAGTCCAATCCTGTTTAGATATCCATGTGCTTTTACCTGAACCTGGCACTCCGACTAATTGATAACATTTAGGCATTACCAATTCTCCACACCAGAGATAGTTACAATAAAGTCACCTTCGACATTATTTACTGTTGTAGAAAACCGCATCGTGGTCGTTGTGCCGATACCTGAACTACTATCTTGTTTAACTTTTACTGTTTCCGTGTCAGGAAACTTTTGCAAAATTCCTAACATCTTTTCTAGATCTTGTTTATGCAAATGCATTATGTATCTCCTTTTTTATGTTCGCGTCTTTCCTTGGCTAACACAAAAACTTTTTCTTTATTATCGGTCCACTCTATAGGCTTTGGCTTAGGAACAATAATTTTCTTATTGCCCAATTCGTCATACTCAAAAGGTACGCCGTTTACAGTGTGCGGTTCGTTTTCATCATAGACCCAGCCCAGTGCTTTCATCATACGATGCTTGACTAACAAATTAGGGCTGCGAAATACCGCAGTATCATCAAATCCTAGCATAACACCAACTTCGCAGACTGCGCCACTACGACATACTCCTGCATGGCAATGAACAATTACATTCATGCGATTAGACAATGCGTGTTGTAACAAACGAACCAATTCTGCGGCTTGTTTATGACTGCATCGCATACTTTCTTCCAATGCAAAGTCTTTTTCTTCAATGTCCAAAAATTGGAATTGATGCACTTCTTTAAAAGAGTACTTTGGAGTAGGGAAGTCGCCTGGTGGATCTGTAATTTGAATCAGCATGGAATTGTCACCAGGATTAATATGAAATCCTTTTTTGATATCACTCATTGCAACGTTTTGAATCCACGGCATATTAGTTTACCTTTCTATATTCTGCTCTATAGTAGCAGTCGGGGCTACCACTGAAATACTCTTCACAGAACTTACGGGCTTCTTCTTCATTGTCGAAAAACTTTTCGCCCATAGGGCGTTGACCCCACCCACGCTCATATTCAGTCATCGTAACTTTGAATAGAGGACCATTGAGCCGGACTTCTGCCATTTTGAATTCCTTTCTACTTACTGTAAGTACAGTATAGCAGAAAAGTTCATTTTTGTCAACCAAAAAAATAGGGCCCTAAGGCCCTACTGGTAGTTTGTTGTGTCGGGATACCACACCCCGGATACACAGCCCATCCCGCTTTTCGTGTACCGCGGACGCTGAGTTTCGTCTCTTTCGAGTTGTGCGGGTCAGCGAATTTGTTAGATCGAGTAACGATCTTTCATTACAGTTGTTAACATGATTGCTTCTGGTGTGAAGTCATCCATGTTACCTCCCATGATACCACCTGCTACTGCTGGGCTGAACCCAGACACTAGAGCAGTACCACGCTTGTCAAATTTAACAGGAGTGTTACCGTAAGCGGCGTTCAAGTTCCAGAACACAACTTGAGGAACAGTGTAACCTGCTGCCTTGTACTTGCGTTCAATCATTTCGATTGCTGATTCGTCACGATCTACGCCTTGATCGAATTGCATGTCCGAAAAGATTACCAATGTTTCAGGCATTTCTGCTTGTGGAACATTGTTCTTAACTGCCACATCCAGGATCAATTCAAATGCTTTGTGAAGGTTGGTATTAGCAACTTCTCCAGTATTCATTTGGTCAATCTTTTGATTGATGTTACCTTTAAGGTTAACCAACTTAGGACTACGGCTGAAAGTCAAGAATGTATCCTTGAACTTACCAGTGTTCTTGTCAGCGAAATACAAGCCTAGGGAGATTGCAACTTCCAAACAGGTCAAGCCTGATTTAGAATCGTGACCACCTGCAGGGCAAGTCATCGAACCGCTACTGTCTACCATAGGCAGAACATTGGCAGCGCCAACATAGTTAGGCAATGCATTCCATTGTGCTTCCACAACATCCAATTCTTGCTTGGACATTGTGTTGTAACGACCGATACGGCCTTTCAATACATCATATGGAAACACTGCACTGGCGTTAATTTTAACACCAGCTTCACCCTTGACCAACTTGGTTACATATTCGGCATAAGTTGTGCCATGACGGCCAAATGCTTTCTTGTAACGTGCATGTGCCACTGAAGGAACATGACTGTAGTTGATGTTATCCCAGTTGTTGGCACACATCTGTGTTTCAACAACATTGGTAAGGGTCACAAGGCTCTTACGATATTGCTTTGGACTCATGCCAAAGAATTCACGGATTTCACGTGCAACTTCACCTTTGCGAGGTGTCCACTTTGCAGCCAATCCATTACGTGCTCGCAATGCATCGCCCAACAAAGTGTATGCCTGTGCTTTAAGAGGTTTAGTCTTAAACACAAACAAGTCGTCGTAACGACCTAGCTCTGGTACCTTAGCCAACAGACGACTAGCATCTTCAGGCTTGGTATTTTCCAGATATGCGAGGATATCACGGAAAACTTGACGTTCTCCAGATCCGCCGCGTACATCACGTGCCCATTGGGCAATACGCAATGCCAAGTCAGGATTTTCTACGTAAGCCGCTGTAAAAGCAGGAACAATGTTCTTACCTCGGCTTGCACCGATATTGTAAAACAAGTCAACACATGCGTTAGCACTGGACTTACGAGCCTTCATGCCATTAGCAGTACGGGCTTCTTGATTTTTGATTGCTTCAACGAATTGCATAGTACTCTCCTTTCTTTGATTTTATGCAACAGGATACATTTTTACGTTTTTGATTAGAAGTCAAATGTATAAAAATTGCTGTTAGTATCCTAAAAACTTATTTTACTAGAAAAAATTAATTAAGTCAATAACTGGATGATCGTGCCAATTTGTTTATTATTCTGGTCTGGTCGATTATAGCACCCAGACCCTATCAACAATTCATGTTGACTATCTGGCAATTGTGTCTGCTACCAGCAACATAGTATGTCTTTCCATGCTGTCATCCATTCCTTAGGCGTCTAGTTTCCCAGAACAGTATTTCTACTGTGTACTGCTACCGCTGTCTATGGTAATTACGTCAGAGTATGTTTTAAAGTGCTGAATTCATCCAAAGAAAATAACAGGCTAGTTTTCTACTTTTTAATTAAGGTGAGAAATCGAAACTCACCCCGGTAAACTTGAAGTTATCGCTGTTCACCTGTCCATGTAATGGTTACTTGCTGAACCTAGCCTAAAAATTTATTATGTTGTTATTATATAGAATTGATAGATTAAAGTCAATGAATTAATCTATCAGAATGTGTATCTATTATGTCAGATATCACCTGTAACCAAAGAAACATCATATCCAGCCTCTATTTGTTTGGCATTACAGAATATTACATATTCGTCTACGGCAGATTGATCCGTAAAATGGCGTTCCCGTACGACAAACCCGTCATTATGAAATACGTGAGCTATACCGTCAGTTTTACCTTGACTTACTAATTGATCCAAAAATTCGTCAAAAGCAGCCATGTACGATACATTTGCCGCTATTTGTTGACCTGTATCTTCTGTCATTGTACCGGCCGATTTTTTAGTAAAAATCATAATAATCTCCAGATGAATATATGTAAGTATTTATACTTTAATAAAATTTATTTTTATTTTGGTGTCCGATACTGGGATTGAACCAGTGACCTCTACCGTGTCAAGGTAGCGTTCGTACCGCTGAACTAACCGGACAATAACAGGTTCTCATTTTATGTGCTACCATTACACCACAGCAGTGACCAACTTGCTGCCGGGATTCGAACCCGGTCCATCTTTTTTGCAGAAAGATTAGTTTAATTGCTGAAAAGAACCTAAATGGTCAAAAATAACAGGATACATTTTATAGCGCACTACCAATTGTGCTAATCTGGCATGAAGCCAAATGTTGGACTCGAACCAACAACCTCTCGCTTAGAAGGCGAAGTTTGTTTGCTGTGTGTATCCTAAAAATCTGGTCCGGCGTACAGGAATCGAACCTGTATTTATAGCTTAGAAGGCTACTGTTCTGTCCATTGAACTAACGCCAGGTAAATATTATTATATAACTTTTATAATTTATAGTCAATGAAAAAATTTCAAACAGTGGGTATTATTTTAATAGATTGTTGGGACAAACCGTGGTTAGATCAACATCCGGAATATTTACAGTTTTATTCTCAATTAGAACAATTTATTCTAAATAATACAGAATATCAGTATATTGTGTCATCTACCGAAAATCTAGCAGAGAATTTAAAAACATTGCCAGGCACACATCTAGTCTGCAAAAGTTGGGAGGATTTAGAATTACATTTCGATTCCATATCTGTTGCAGGACATTGGTTAATTGGGGGTGCTGCTTGGGACATATGTATTCATCACAGCGGCATCGGATTACTATCATTGACGAGAAAAAATTATATTAATTTTTTAATGTTTAGCCACCCTAGCTTAATTTCTCTCGAAGACCCCCTTGATAAAGTAAATGATGATCAATTCAGATATGATAGTAAAATTAGTTGGACCAATCGGTGGACTCCGCTGGGCTCGGAATATTGGGCTATGAAAAAATTTCTTAATAAATGAGAAGCATTGCTGAATAGTTTTATTTTAATGTTTTATGAAAAAGTGTTTGATTAATATTCCTTCGGTATCAAACTCAAACCACTTGTTACGAACATTAAAATTCCAAGCATTAGGATATGCATGATGATTATTATGTAGTCCTGCACTTAAAAGTAAAAATCTAGTAAAATATTGATTTGTACTACGGTCATCTGTGTTAAAATTCCGATAACCCGCGGTATGCCCAATAGCATTAGTAAACCCCGCTGTAATGAATGTCATTAGATTCGGTAGTGCAAATAAGAGTAGCAGAGGAATTATCGAATTTATGATATAAGAAATTAAACTTAGTATCATTACCCAACCTAATACGATTTTAAAATAATGTCTATGCAAAAACATTTGTAATGGATCTCTCAACAAGTCTTTAACTGAAGAAAAATCAACTATCCAATTTTTATCCCACATTGTTAGCCAAGTTTTAATTATTCCTATATTTTTAGGACTATGAGGATCTTTGACAGTGTCAGAATATCTATGATGAGTTCTATGTACTCCTACATAAGATATGCAACTGCCCAATCCTATTAGGGTTCCGCCGATTAACAAAAAATTTTTTTTAAATTCAGAAGTTTTAAAACTTTTGTGACTGAAAAATCTGTGTAATCCTATTTCTACAAAAATTCTGCCAATCAACAAAGAAATATAAAAATATAAAAAATTTATCCACCAAGTTTCGTTGTTGGTAATTACCCACCATGTAGTTACAATAAAACTTATAAGAATTAGTAATTTAACTTTTATCGCAACATGCGACACTGCCGTTTGATCCGGGTCAATAAATCTTAAATATGTGATCATATTTCATATTTATAGTGGTCCCGCCACCAGGAATCGAACCTGGATCTGAGTCTTAGGAGGACCCCGTTCTATCCATTGAACTACAGCGAGTGTGGTGCTGGTGCTCTTACCAAGAATCGAACTTGAAATACATCCTTACCAAGGATGCGTTATGCCATTTAACTATAAGAGCTCACTGTTTAGTTTTTAATGGAACTAGACTGTCTTTACGCATTAAAACCATGCGATAACTGCCGGGTTTATGCACTGTCAAATAACTAACTCCATCGATCAATTTGATTTTCTTAGTATCTTCGCAGATCCATTGTTCATTATTGAACGAATTTTTAAATGTAATAGGTCTCGCTTGCATTTTTGATCCTCCAATATAAAATATTTATTGGTGCCACGAACTGGACTCGAACCAGTAACACACGAATTTTCAGTCCGCTGCTCTACCATTGGAGCTACCGTGGCATAAAACTACTTAGGGGTGACTAACGGGGCTCGAACCCGTACTACCAGAGTCACAGTCTAGGTTGCTACCGTTACAACATAGTCACACCTAAATAGTCTCGGATAAATCTACTCTAAATCTTTGTAAGCATCAGGCTGATGTTCTCTAGGGTCCATTTTACTAAGCCATTTAGTTTTGGGGCACCAAGCATGAGCTATTTTAACTTTAACCGGCATAAAACAATTACACTCTTTGCATAATTTTGCCGCAGTAAAACTTTCACAGGCTTTACAGATATTATATCGTTCTTGTGCTATTTCTTTTTTGGCTATAAGAGGTATCATATAAGTTTTCCCTGGTGCAAAGTCTTATTATAAAACAGGATGCATTTTTAGTCAAATTACAAGTTTGATTTTTTTTGAATTGCTGTCTGCATCCTAAAATTTGGTGGAGCCCCAGGGATTCGAACCCCGATCTCGTCCTTATGAATGGAATGAATTGGCTGCTGTATTGTATCCTTGTCAGGATCACTTTCTACGTGTGCTACCATTACACCAAGGCTCCGTTAAGCTGGTACCGCCAAAAGGAATCGAACCTCTATTCCCACGTTCGTAGCGTAGTGTATTATCCATTATACTATAGCGATAAAATTGGTGCCCTTACTCCGATTCGAACGGAGAAAACTGCTCCTTTTGAGAGAGCCGACTTTACCAATTTGTCCATAAGGGCAGTGGCCGGTCCTGCAGGAGTCGAACCCACGACTTCTGTTTCGAAGACAGAGATGATATCCATTTCACCAAGGACCGATAAAAATGGGGAGCCCAACTATCCTCCTGGGAGTACTCACTGGATTGTCTCGAATGACCAAGTCTAAATACTGCTCCTAACCACTCTGGTGTAGTCGCACAAGTGAGCCCTTGTGCTAGGTTGGGCAGGACTCTAAGTCCTCGTCTATCCCGCTAACTGGCAGAGGGCACTGATTTGAACCCCCGATTAAAGATTAACAACGTTTGGTTTTTTCGTTAAACCAACCATGCATATAAATATGTTGATATGATAGCTAACTCCCTAATAGATCCATCTATACAGAGTAGAGCCAACACAACCATTGAATGGTTAGGATCTGATACTCTTCGCAACTACGAATCAATATCTTCAAGATTTCCCAATCATTATTCTCGACATGATATTGAATACAAATTTAATAGCCACGGATTTAGATGTGACGAATTCGACTTACCTTCAAAAGTTCCAATAGTATTTCTAGGGTGCAGTATTACCGAAGGAATAGGTATTAGACAAACTGAAACTTGGTCATATTTGTTATTAGAAAAAATAAGACAAAAGACTAATAAGAATATCCCGTATTGGAATTTAGGACTGTGTGCAACTGGAATAGACACTCAGGCCAGAAATTTATATTTCTTATCAACAATATTAAACACAAAAATAAAATTTGTGTTTAGTTTGATACCACCACTGTTTAGGAGAGAATATAAAGTTGAAAGTAATACATATCGAAACTGGATACCCCACTGGGTCGATTCCAACGCACCCTTTGACAAACACGTTAATCCTCTTTTTACTGATTCATATTTTTCAACTCACCAAACTGAACGCAGTTTAATGACCATCGATTCTATATGTCGCCAGAATGACACAAAAATGTGTTGTACATTCTGGGAAGGTGTGCGTGTGTCTAATAGTATTAAACCGCTGTTTGATTCTTTTCCTTTAATAGATATTTTTCAAATAAATTTTCAAAGTAATGATCTGGCCAGAGATGGGTTTCACCCAGGGCCGGTATTTCATCAAAAACTTGCAGAGTTATATTGGAATCACGTCGAAAAATATTTTATAGATATATAAAACTTTAATAAATTTGGCAGAGGGTACTGGATTCGAACCAGTGATCACGATTTCAAAGACCGTTGCTTTAGGCCAAACTAAGCTAACCCCCAACTGAAACTGGTAGAAGCGGTGGGACTCGAACCCACGATAAACACCGTATGAAGGTGGTGCATTAGCCGCTATGCTACGCTTCTATTTTTTTGGTACCCAGTAGAGGTAACGCTCCTCTGTCTTTCGATTATCAGTCGAATGCTCTACTTTTGAGCTAACCGGGTAAAAATATCATATCGAAACACATGTATTTCAATATGCTAAGTTAAACTAATCATTAAGATGCTCGTATGTTTAATTCGCTATCTAAGTTAAATATGTGTATGACTTCCGACGATCTAGTTTATGAATTAAAATTGCCGCCTTTTAAAGACATCGTATTACCTACCTTTAAGGGATTCAATGACGATGAGCTATCAATAAATTATCTATTATTATACAATATAGAAAACTTTATAAAGTCAGAATATTGCAGCCTGCTAAATTTAGATTGGTATAAAATGTTATATTTCAAAAAATCAGATTCTGCAGGATCAATTCACACAGATTTAGAGGTAACAGACCCATACAAATTTTTGTCCGACGATATGTACGATAATTGCTTTGGTATAAATTGGATTTCTGGTGGGGACGGGAAAATGGAATTTTGGGATAAATGCGAAGTCAACGTAGACAATTTTGTTACTGCATACGATGGAAAGCAAGTATTATCCTTTATTCAAAAAACTCCACCAAGTAAATCTTATATTATGAAAGAAAACAAAGCATATTTGGTTAATGCTTCATATCCACATCGCGCAACAGGTAGTCTGAATAGAAGATGCTATTCTATACGTACCCGTACAGAAAGTAGATCATGGTCTGAAATATTAAAATTATTCAATAAATTGATTTGGGATCCAAACGCAGGTATCTCTGAGTGTTAGTCATTATATTACCACAGGTATCAGACTTCCTGTACGCTACTATTACATTATACCATAT